GAATCCTGGCGCGGGGGGAGCAAGCTCGCCCTTGGCATCCGTGACGAGTTCTACGACTACACGTTTTAGTCCGCGCCGTCAGTGGGGCCGTCCGAACTCCGGGCGGCCCCTTTGGCGTGCTCGCGTTCCACGCCAGTGATATACAACCTCCCGATCTGGGCACGCGTCGGAACCGCCGCGCGCACTGCCCGCTTGACCTGAATCAGGGTCGGCTCGTCGTCCGGCAGCTCGATGCGCACGGTTGGCGGCGCCTCGGTCAGCTCTGAGGGGTCCATCACGAACGCATACGAGACCTTGAACGTAGGCATGCCCGCGATCCTAGCTAGGAGCGGGAACGGGCATCCGCAAGGCGCCGCGCGTAGTAGGCCGCATCTTTCGGGTACCCCGCGAAGTCGACGAGCCCCTCGCGGAACGCAGCCTCGGCGGTGGCGTAGTCCCTGGACGCGTACGCGCTGTCTCCGGTCTGAAGCTTTGCCCTGACGGGATCGAGGAAGTAAAGCCATGCCGGCCGCTGGTCCTCGTCCGGCACCTGTAGCGCAAGGGAGTACGCCTCATCGGAAAGACGCCGGGACTTGTCCCTGTCGCCGGCCGCTGCCGCAGCCATGGCCGCTGAGTGCGCCAGGATGGACGCGGAGGCGGGGGAAACGCGTCCCGCAGCCTCCCGCGCCATCTCGGCCGTTCTGAGGGCTCTGGGCGCCTCTCCGTGGCGCAGGTCGTAGTGCGACCGGACGCGCTCGACCCATAGGCGCATGTCGGTTGAGCCGGCGTCGACGCCCCACCCGTGCGCCGTATCGAGCCACTGAAGCGCAGCGCCCCGCTTGCCCTCTGAGTAGGCGACCCACGAGAGCCAATGCGCGTGCTCCGCCGCGAGGAGTAGGAGCCGATCGGCGACCGTCCCCGACGAGCCCGGCAGCAGGCTGGTAACGGTGTTGAGCTGCGATGCGACGACCGCCCAAAGATCCCTACCGCCGACGTCGTCCTCAGCCTTGCGATGCGCGCGCAGGACGGTGGCGATCCAGTCGGCGGACCGGATGTCTGTCTTGCCCGAGTGCTGCGCGTGGGCGACCCGCTCTCTCAGCTCAGGGTCAGGGCTCCACGCAATGTCACCCGGTTCGGGCAACCCCCGTAGTTCGCTCGGCACGCTCAGTCCCTCCGCAATCCTGCTGATCACGTCATCGTGAGAGACCTTGCGCTGTCCGTGCTCGATGAGCGATACAGCCCCTTGCGTTAGATCAACCTTGATCCCTAGCGCGGTCTGTGTATCGCCGGTCAGCTCTCGGTATCTCGTGAACACGATGGGCCAGTCTCGGCCCGCCCACGCGGCCCGTAACTTCCCGTCTGTCCATGGTGTCTGACCAGGCATAGCCACACGATACGCGGTCGGTATACCGACTCGGTATCGCATCTGGCACTTTCAGTAAGGACTCTGAGGGGACATCATCACGGACCCACCCCCGAGGAGTTCGAACATGCAGACCAGCGAGCGGGAAGGCGCCGAGGCTGACCACCAGGAGGCGGCGCCGATCGAGCCTGGAACTGTGGTCAAGGACAGGCTTTCGGGCCGGACCGGAGTCCTAGACCGGTATGAGGATGAGGGCAGGACGGCCATTCTCCGCACTGGAAGCGGGAGCGAGTTTACGACGCTGGCGGTCCACCTGATCGTCCTGGGCAATGGCGGAAAGCCGCAGACGTCATGACCGCCAGACTCCGCGAACGCCTCGGCCGCGACCCGGGCGACCCGCTGAACGGGATGATCCGTGAGGACGGCCCCGAAGTGCTCGGCGACATCGAGACCGGCGACAACATCGCCGTGGATGGCACGTGGTGGCGGGTCATCACCTCGACCAGGGCCGGCGAACGCGTCGAGGTTCAGTTCTGGCCACCGAGCGCCGAACTGCCGGACGCGTCTATGCGCACGCTGCACGTCATCGCCGGCGACTGGAACACCCCGGTGATCCTCGCTCACCCGTGCTGCCAGATTCCCGCGCGACACAAGCGGTACCCCCGCGCCGCGTAGCCCCCCGAACTCCCGCCCGCCCGTTGAGGTGCCTCCCGCAATGGGCGCGAACCGGGCGGGCGGGTGCCCTATCCAAACGATCAAGGAGATGCGCCGACATGGCCGACAACCAGCCGATCAGCGGTATCCCGCAGCTCGACACCTACCTACACGGCCGACTGACGGACGACCAGAAAGCAGCGCTGCGCCAGACGTATGCGGACGGCGACCCTGAGGGTTCGGCCGCTGTCGTCAATCAGGCGCAGATCAAGAACGACCGCGACAACAAGAAGAAGCCGTAGGCGTGCGCCATGAGTTACGAACCGCCGCCGAATCCCGCAGACTGGCTATGCGGCGCTGACCTGTCCGGCCTGGTTAGCGACTCGGCAGACGGCCCCTGGAAGCCCCCGCAGCGCCGCGAGGAACGTATGACGTGGTCGCGTATCCGGCCGGCGCTCAGACGGATGGAAAGGGCGCGCCAGCTCGGCATCACGCCCCTCTGATACCCCCGCCGCCGGCCGCTGGGCGCCACACACGCCCCTTCCCGGGCGCGCCGGCGGTGGGTGTACGCCCCGCCCGCTCGATGGTCCCCCCCGACCTCGGGCGGGCGGGTTCATGTCCGCACACCGTCCGACCAGCCGCGCTCCACCTCGAACGAGCCCGTTGGGCGTGACTACTTGCGCCCAACGTTGGGCGTGACTTACATTGGTCTCGGCAGCAAGAACCGCCCAAACGCCGAGGAGGCCCCGATGTTCGCTCAGGTCACGGTTACGAACTACATCGCCGCTCTGACGTTCGCTCAGGCGACCGACGCGCGCGTCGCCGGCGCGACGACCCCGGCGGCCGACCTCGACCTGACCGGCGCCCGCGTCTTCCTGTCGCAGGACTTCGCGACGGGCTACGCGGTCAAGCCTTCCGGCGAGCTGGTCGGCGTGTTCTCGACGGTCAAGGGCCGGGGCGACGCGATCGTTCGCGACGCCATAGCCAACGGCGCGAACTCGCTCGACTGCTTCGACGGCTACCTGCCGAAGTTCTACGGCCGCTTCGGTTTCGCTGAGACCTCGCGTGCTGCGAACTGGACCGCCGGCGAGCCCGACGTCGTTTTCATGGCGCTTTCTCTCTGACCTAGTCACGCCCAACGTTGGGCGTAAGACATCCACGGGGGCCGGCCAACCGGTCCGGCCCCGCCCTTCCAGAACAGGAGACCCTGACATGTCGTTCGACGCCGAAGCCATCGCCCTTGAGCTGATCGACACCGCCGCCGAGCTGATCGCTGGCGCCGCACTGGTCGAGTCCGGCGAGATCGTCCCCGATGACATCTGGCACCCGTATGCGCAGGTGTCCGCGCTCCGTGCCGACCTGATCGCGGAGACTCGCCGCCGCCGCATCGCGCGCCCGCCGTCGTACGGGCCGGCGTTGATCGATGCCGCGTTCGCCTTGCTGGTGGCAGACACCGCGCACCTCGACCGGACCGGCTCGCCGGTCATCGTCGAATTCGCCGCTTGAGACTTGCGCCCAACGTTGGGCGTGACATACCATCGGGGTGTCAGGTCAACCGCCTGGCACCCCAACCGTTTGATGGGAGAGCAGACATGGACGCGATCGACCGGGCTCGCAGCTACGGCGTTCGGATGGATGAGGCGCTGACCTCTGAGGAGATCTCCGCACTGCACAGCAGCGTGGACCACGGCACGCGCGTCTACTGGAACGACGCCCGCCTCGCCCGCGTCGTCCGCCTGCGCCTGATCGGCTGCTCGCGCGACTACCCGCGCTGGGACGTGTCCTACTGCTATGGCGAGCTGCGCGACGGCACCCGCGTCCGCGTTGACCTGCCCACGGACCGCATCGCTCGCAACTGGCGCGCGCACCTGATCGCCCTCGGTAAGGCCGAGGGCGTGTTCGCCAAGGGTCTCGGGCTCCTCGACGACGAGGTCGTGAGCCGGCTCCCCGGATGAGCCCTCGGCCCCCGGGAGCGCATCCCGGGGGCCTAGTCACGCCCAACGTTCAGCGCATCAGACTTAGACCAGACTGGAGTCAGACCATGGACATTCTGAAGACCGTGAAGGTCAGCGCCTACGTCATCGCCGCTATCGCGGGCGTCATGTCATACGGGCATCAGGCGACGCTGTTGCTTCGCGCGCACGCTGGCCTGTACTCGTACGCCGTCCCGCTCACGGTCGACGCGCTCGCGTTCATCGCCGCGCTGATCCGCAACTCGGACGACGTCACGCGGAACTCGCGCCGTTCGGCCAGCGCGACGCTGATCCTCGCCGGCGTTACGAGCATCGCCGCGAACATCGCGGTCGGCGAGAACGCGATTCAGCGGATCGTCGGGTTTTGGACGGTTGCCGCCTACCTGCTGGCCGAGTGGTTCGTGAGCCACCTCAAGGCGAAGCCCGCCGCCGAGGCGGTCGAGTCGGCCGTCGTCGGGCCGGCCGCCGTCGAGGCACCCGCCGTCGAGGCCGCGCCGGTGGTCGTTGAGCCGGCGAAGCCCGCTGCTGATCCCGAGGTCTTCGCGAAGCGCTCCGAGGCCGCGAAGCGTGGCGCCGCGACCCGTGCCGCGAAGCGTGAGGCGCAGCTACGTGAAGCCCGCCTCGCCGGCCGCCGCGAGCGTCGCGCCGCACAGGCCGCCTCGGCAACGACCCTCGCGACGATCGAAGCGGCCTATGCCACGACCGCCGAAGACCGTACGCATATCAACGCCTAAACCACCCCACGCGCCCCACCAGCCCCGGCCGTCACAGCCGGGGTTTTCATCCTTTTGGGGACTTGACGAAAGCTTGACTATTCAACGTTGCAAGGAGCACCATCGGCGCACGCCACCTACGCTCAACGTTCCGCGCATTACCCATGGGGAGGCCTCGATGCCTGACATCGCAGCGAAAATGGAACAACACTCGGCCGCCCTTAGCTACCTGGACACAGGCACGCTCGCACTCGCCGAAGTGCTCGCAATGCTCGATGACGAGCCGGACGAGCCTGCGCTCAACGACACGCGCCGCAGTGTCCGCCGCACGGGCCGCCACCGCCGTGTCATGCCGTGGGTTTTCGGCGGTATCCGCGTCGTGGCCATGACAGGCGCCGTGATGCTCGGCGCTGCCATCCTCGCCCCGGGCGCCGTCCAGTCCGCCGCCGCCGCGACGCCGTTCGATGATCCGACGTACCAGGCAGTGCACAAGGCGTCAGGGTGGAAGTGCGTACCCGAGGTCGACGCCCGCGCACGAGAGTGCGTCAGCGCGGACGGCCAGATTCACGCTGAGGTGACGGCCGACGAGGGGCCGGAAGGCTCGAAGACGTTCAGCGCTACCTACGTCCTCGGCGGGAAGGTGATCCGTACCGAGGCGACCGTCTACCACGTGCCCGCCGCCGTGGCCTCGCTGCGCCAAGCGATGCACGCGAACCCGGTCGGTTACCCAAACGTCCACGAGGGGCCGGGGTGGGTTCTGTGGAGTACGGACGAGGCCGCAGCGGATTGGGTCGCCGCCCTGATGCCCACGCACGCCGACAGCCCGCCAGCGAAGCCCTGACGGTCTGAACGCCTCAAGCACACCACGCGCCTCGGTCATCACGTACCGGGGCGTTTTCTTTGTACTGAACTCAATCCTTAGAGTCCTCTAAGGTTCGAGTTCAGTACTTCGTGCTAGGCTCGCCCGCATGCCGTTTGACCAGGGTAAACGCCACCGCCTCCGCGCCTCGCTCTATGTCCGACTGTCCGTCGCCGCGACCGAGACGAACCTCTCGAAAGACGGAATGGTCGCCGACCTTCACGCCCTCGCCGCGCAACTAGACGTTGACGTCATGGCCGTGCACGTGGACGACGGGATATCGGGCTCGGTCCGCGACCGGCCGGAATTCCTAGAGTGGCTTCGCGACGCGCGCGAGGGCCGAGCGGACTTGATCCTGACGTGGTCGGGCGACCGCATCACCCGCGAAGGTATCAACGCCGCCGCGATGGTGCTGGACGTCGTCGAGGGCAAGGACGTGACCACCGGCAAAGTCGTGCGCTCGACGGTGCGGTTCGTGTCCTACGACGACCGCCTCGACTCGGAGGAAGGCGACGCCTTCCGCTGGCGCTTCGTCATCGCCGCCGAGGTCGCCCGCAGCGAGCGGAATCGGATCGTCGCGCGCATGGAAGCCCGCGCCCGCCGCATGCTCGAACAGGGCCGCCATGTCGGCCGCGCTCCGAACGGCTACCGCTTCGACCCGGAGAACCCGGGTTACCTCATCGTGGTGCCCGAAGAGTCCGCCATCATCAAGGAAGCGGCGCGGCTCATGCTCGCCGGCACCAAGCCGTCACAGGTCGCGCGATCGCTGAACAACGCCGGCGTGAAAACCAGTCTCGGCGCCCCGTGGACGCGCTCGACGCTGGTCCGCGCCGTTACGAATCCCGCGAACGCCGGCGAGCCGCTGCGCCCCGGCACGTCCGCTCGCGAGGCCATCCTGTCGTTTGCCACGGTTGCCGAACTGCGCCGTCAGTTCACGCCCGAGAAGACAGGCAAGCGCGGCGGCGCCCGCCCGCCCCGGACATCGAAAGCCATGCTCGCCGGCCTGCTCATCTGCCACGACTGCGAAAGGCCGTTGCGCTCGTCGAGCTTCAAATACGTGTGCATGACCGCCGCCGATGGTCGGGAGTGCGGTGGCGCCGTGTCTGTCCTGACCAGGATTGCCGAGGAGACGGCCGAGGCCGAGTACCTGCGCCGCTGGGGCCGCCTCGCCGAGACGCGTACCGAGGTGACCGTAACTGGCGCGGCGGAACTCGACCGCCTGGAGCGCGACCACGCCGCCATCATGGCGCGACTCGCGCAGAAACCGACCGCCGAGGACTTCGCAGCGCTGCAAGCGAACGCCGCCGCCCGCGAGGCCTTCGACGAGACGCCCGTCGAGCGGATCACCCGCCAGGTAGCCACCGGCCGCACGTTGGCCGAGGCGTGGGAGACATCGATACCCGAGGACCGGCGCGATCTGCTGACTAAGGCGTTCGAGTACATCACCGTCTATCCGCGCAGCGTCCGGCCGCGACTCGTGTTCACTGAACGGCCCGAGGTGTCCGAACTTTCCGTCGATGAGTTCGGCGACGTCATGTAACGTCGTGCGTTGAAAGGCCCCCGGGAACACTCATCCCGGGGGCCTTTGGCGTATTGATCATATTTCCCCCTGGTCGACATGTACCTAGTACACCCCCGACGACCAGGGAGAAAACAGAAATGGATCAGGAAGCCCCCGAACATCGCGCGTGCCGCGTGCGCACGCCCGAGGAAGACCGCGCCGTTCGCGCCGCGCTCCTCAATCGATCGCTGCGGAACCTCGGCCGACTTTTCAGCGGCCGTTTCGTCGTCACGCCGGTTCCCGAGCGACAGACCGCCCGCCCGTGCGGCTGCGGTCAGTGCACATGCGGCGATGACGCATGACCGCCCGCGCCCGAATCACGAACCGGTGGCTCGTCGGCGAGTACGAGATCACCGAGTACGCCGACGTCTGGGCCGGCGAATCCGTCGTGACCTACTCGACCAAGATCGGCGATCAGCGCGAGTCGATCTGGCGTCATTTGAGCCTCGACAAAGCGCTCTTGGCCGTCGTCGCCGAAAAGCACACCGGCCCGCCGATGGCTGGCGGTGGTGGCGTCGGTTCGGCCGCCGATTGGTTCGCCCTGGCTATCGGATTGGAGAAGCCCGAATGATCGACACCGCCGCATTCTCGGTCGACGCGAACAAGGCCGTGACCTTCGTCCGCGCGGAAGCGCTGGAAAAGGCGCGCGAGTTCGTCGAAGGCTTCGCGCCCATGAAGAACGCCCGAGGCTACGCGGAAGGCACGATCAGGCCCGACGAGCGCGTAAAGCTGATCATGATGGTCGCCGACTGGTTGCTGAACGACCAGGCCGCCATCACGCGCGCCGTCGAGGAAACCGCTGCCGCCCTCGACGCCTACGGCTACGACTCGGCCGCGTCCTACGTGCGAAGGCGGATCGAGGCATGAACGCCATTCGCGATGTGCGCGAGGAAAAGCTACCCGCGTGGGCTCGCCGCCTGATTGACACGCTTCGCGCAGACGCGCAGTACGAGCGCACTCGCGCCGCCGCTGCGCAGGAAGACGCGAAGCGCGTCCGGCAAGCCACGAATCCCGACGACTCGTCGGCCGTCCTGTTCCCCTACGACGAAGTGCCCGTAGGCCTCGGGCCTGACGCGCGCGTCCGGTTCAAGCTCGGCCGGCACGGCTGGGCTGACGTCCGCGTAAGCGACGACGGCCGCTCAATCGACGTCACCGGCGGCCGGACGCTGCTCATCCGCCCGCAGTGCGGCAACGTCGTCACGATCGTCTCGGAAGGCTGGTAACGCATGCCCACCGCACATCACGTCATCGGCCTGACCGGGCACGCCCGCGCTGGTAAGGACAGCGTGGCCGCGCATCTCGTCGAGCACTACGGGTTCGGTCGCGTGGCGTTCGCTGACGCGCTGCGCGAGGCCGCGCTCGCACTTGACCCGATCGTCTCCAATGGACATGGTGACCTGGCTCGCCGTGTCGGGCGCGACCGTCCGGGCATGTGGGGCCGGCGGTTCATACGCCTAGCGGAAGTCGTCACCATCATCGGTTGGGAGGAAGCCAAAGAGTTCGACGAGGTCCGCCGCACGCTCCAGCGCTACGGCGTCGCAATCCGTGCGATGGACCCAGAGTTCTGGATTCGCACCGCGCTCGCGCCGGTCGCGTACACGTCGCGGCCTGTGGTCGTGACTGACGTGCGTTTCCCGAACGAAGTCGACGCGGTCCGCAACCGAGGCGGTCTGTTCGTTCGCGTCCGCCGGCCTGGCGCGACCGGGAACGGGCACATCAGCGAGCACGCCATCGACCACATAGCGGCCGACGTCGACATCGAGAACACGGGCACGCTTGCCGATCTGGGCGCCGCTGTCGAGCGTCTGATCGCTGCGCCGTACAACTTGCCGCGCGTCGCCCGCTACAACGTCCTCGGTGCTGTGAGGGGCTTCTGATGATCGGTCGCCGACGCAAGCCCGCCGCCATGATCCCGCTGACGAAGGCCGACCGGTGCGACCGGTGCGGCGCCGAAGGCCGTATCCGACTCGTGAAAGATGGCCTCGACCTGGTGTTTTGTGCACACCACTACCGCGCGCATGACGTCGCGCTGTCCTTCGCCGGATTCCTGATCAACGACGACACGCGGGCCACGCTCACAACGCGACCCGCAGATGTGAGGGGCGCATGACGTTCGGGTTCAGCAGTGCCAGCGCGAACGGCGACGTTGACAAGCTCGTCGATGCGATCTACGCCGACCTCGGCATCCGGCGCGGCTCCGTCTCGCGTCGTCGCGTCGCCGCGTTCGTCACGGCGCGCAGCCTGCTAGACGAGGGCCACGGGCCGGCGCCGGCGCCCGAGGACACGCTCGCCGTGGCGTCATGGCTGTCGTCTGGCCGTGTCGCCCTCGACGCCGAGGACGACGACGAGGACGAGGACGAGTTCGAGGACGAAGCGGCCAACGCGGAGGTCATGATGCGCGACTGGTGGACGCCAGTGCGCGCTCTGCGCCGCCGCCGTGCATGATCGGATTTCCCCCCACCAGACATGTACCGTATAGAGGCTCCGGGCTCGCCTGACGCCTAGTGCTACTGACCCGATGCGGATGCACGGGTTCAGGCGACCCCCTTCTCAGCGAAAGCAACTCCGGTGGCATGGTCAACAAATTCCGCACGCCGTGGAGAGCTACCGCCTGACTGGCAGGTCATACGCGCGCGCGTGCTGCGCAGGGATCGATATCGCTGCCAAATGAGAGACGAGCGAGGTATCCCGTGTGGCGCGCCGGCGTCTGACGTAGACCATATCCAGCGTGGCAACGATCACAGCATGGCTAATCTCAGAGCCCTGTGTAGAGCGTGCCATGCACGCAAGAGCAGTGCTGAGGGCGTTGCTGCACGTCAGACACGGTATCGTCCTGCACGCCCACACCCCGGCCTGCATGAACGCCGCCTCTCGTGCCCCTATGCCACGCCCTATACGGCTTAGCCGTACAGATCATGCGCCTGACCTGCGCGTTCATAGTGATCATTGCGTTTTGCATGCGAACGATAGGTAAAGCCGCAGGTCACAGCGTCGCAGTGCTCTACAGTACCTGGGGCATGACTCCCTGACCTGCGCGTTTCTTGCCCGGTTGGCATAGCAGCTCGCTGTACGTACGGGCATACAACTTTCAGTGATCACGATCTACGTCCGGAGGCGTCACGGTGCGTGATGACGACAACTACGCCCCGCCAGAGGACGTCTTCGCCCCGAACAACTCCGAGCGGGTCGTCTGGGGCTACCCCCTCGACCTCGCCGACTGGGAAAGCTACCTCGTCGCTCATAGGCCGTGGCGGAACGCCGGCGAGACGCAAGCGGCCTACGTCGCCCGCGTCGCCTCGTTCTACCCCGACTTCACACCCGAGGAGATCGCCCAATGGTTCGAGTCCGCCAGCGTGCTGCCAGCGTGAGGCTGCGCCATACCGGCCGCCCGCACGCCCGCGCCGCTGCGATGCTCGCCGCGCTGTCCGCCGTCGCCCTTGCCGCGACGCTGCACACGACCCGCCCGGCCCCGCCGCCGGCCGTCACGCCGCCGCCCTCGGCCGTGCCTTCGGCCGTGACGCCGTCCGCTGTCGAGCCCTCGCTCGTGTCGCCGTCCTCGTCGCCGTTCATGCCGTTCACGGCACCGACGACGACCGTGACGCCCCGCCCCGCGCCGAGCGCGACGCGGACCATGTATCGCTACGTCCCGTCCCGCCCAACGTCGAGCGCGACTCGCCGCGTGACGAAGTAAAGGAATCCCCGTGCCTACGCCCATCACGCCGACGCCGGCGATTGACGCTCTCGTCGCGTCTATCGCCGCGATCGAGGCCGCGCTACCGGCCGTCAGCCCGTCGTCCGCGACGCCTGACCTCCCCGCCTACAACGCCCTCGTTCAGACGATCCTCGCCGTCTGGTCGCCGCTCTACAACCTGAACGAGCAGGCCGCCGCTGATGCCGCTGCCGCTGCCGCCGCCGCCGCTGCCGCCGCGCAGACCACGACGACCACGCCGGACGGCTCGGCCCCGGCCCCGTAACGCCCCGACTCGACCGCCCGCCCCGCTACCTTCTATGCGGATTCCGGCGGATGCAGCGCGCAAGATGGTGCGCCTGTTCTGCGGTCGTCGGGCCGCCGCTCCCCACGGCGGACACAAGCGCGTGCATGCAGCGCATGGGGACCTTTGGCTTGTAGCTCAGTAGGTAGAGCGCTCGGCTGAAACCCGAGGCGCGCAGGTTCGATCCCTGCCAGGCCAGCAACCCAAACCCACGACCGCCCGAGGGGGTGACGCATGGCCAGAGGTACCGCGCACGCGCCGAAGCCCGCCGACCAGCGCCGCCGCCGCAACGCGCCGGCCGGCCCCGGCGAGCGCGTGTTCGAGCGCACCGGCGAGACCTTCGGCCCGACGATCGAGGCCGCGACCTTCCGCACCGACTGGCCAGAGCCGGTCATCGCGTGGTGGGAGACGTGGCGTGCTCAGCCGCAGGCCGCCGCGTTCGAAGGCACCGACTGGCAGCGCCTCGCCGACCTCGCGCCGCTGCGCGCGATGCTCCTCGACCGCGATCTCTCGCCGGGCGAGCGCACGAAGATCCTCGGCGAGATCCGCATGAACGAGGAACGCCTCGGCGCCACGTTCACCGACCGCCAGCGCGCGCGAATCCGCTTTACCGACGCCGACCCGTCCGACGACGGCGCCCCCGGCATGGCTTCCGTCACCAGCATCGCCGCCGCCCGCGAGCGATGGCTCGCCGAGGCCAACGACGACGATTGACGTGAGGCAGGCCCGCACGTCCTCACGACGAGGCAGGCCCCCGCGTGTCCCTCAAGCCCATCAAGACCCTTGATCGTTTCGACCCCGAGATTCCTACGCTCGGGTGGGGCGTCATCGAGTTCATCGAGACGTGGCTCATCCAGCCGGACGGCGACCACGCCGGCGAGCCCTTCACCCTGACCCGCGAACAGAAGAATTTCATCCTCTGGTTCTACGCCGTCGCCCCGGACACCGGCCGTTGGCGCTTTCGCCGCGCCGTGCTCCGCCGCGCGAAGGGCTGGGGCAAGTCGCCGTTCCTCGGTGCGCTCTGTCTGGCCGAACTGGTCGGCCCGGTCGTCTTCGCCGGGTGGGACAGCAACGGCGACCCGATCGGCCGGTCGCACGCTTCGCCGTGGGTTGTTATCGCCGGCGTCTCTGAGACACAGACCGCGAACACCCTCGACGCGATCCGAGCGATGATCACCGGCGAGTTCTCCGAGGCGTTCGGCCTCGACGTCGGCATCACGCGTATCTACGTCGCCGGCGGCGGGAAGCTCGTCCCGATCACCACGAACCCCGCAACGCAAGAGGGTGCCCGCCCGACCTTCGCCGTGATGGACGAGGTCCACCATTGGACGCTCGGCAACGGCGGAAAGAACCTCGCGAAGGTCATCCGCCGCAACCTGGCGAAGGTGAAGGGCCGCTCGATCGTCACGACGAACGCCCACAACCCCGCTCAGGACACGGTCGGCCGCGACTACTACGACGCTCACCTCGCGCAGGTCGAAGGCCGCACGCGCCGCGCTGATCTGCTCTACGACAGCACCGAGGCGCCGGCCCTCACTGACGAGGATTTCGCGAACGAGGAGACGCTACGCACCGCGCTGCGCTGCGCGTACGGCGATGCCGTTGCGTGGGTTGAACTCGACGACTTGATCAGCGAGATCTACTCGCCCGACACTCCGATCGAGGACAGCTGTCGTTTCTACCTCAACCAGATCGTTGACGCCGCTGACGCATGGGCGACCGCCGGCGAATGGGACTCGAATGCACTGCCCGCGCTCCCCGCGCTGAAGTGCGCGATGCCTGGCCAGTGGCGCAAGGGCGACACGGTCACGCTCGGGTTCGACGGGGGCCGTACGGACGACAGCACGGCCCTGGTCGCCATCCGCGTAAGCGACGGCGCGCCGTTCGTCCTCGGCCTCTGGGAACGGCCCGAGGGCGCCGCCGGCGAGGGTTGGGAAGTCAACCGAGAGGCCGTCCGGGGCGCTGTCGACAACGCGTTCGCGACCCTCGACGTCGTGGCGTTCTTCGCCGACGTCGCCGAGTGGGAAACCGACGTAGACGACTGGCGCGACACCTACGGCGAGCGGCTGTATCACAAGGCCACCACGAAGCACGCGATCGCCTGGGACATGCGCGCCCACGGTGCCGACACCGTCCGCGCGACCGAGGCACTTCACCGCGCTATCTGCGACAAGGCCATCCCGCACAACGCGGACCCGCGCCTACGCCGCCACGTGCTGAACGCCCGCCGCCGGCCCGGCCGGTGGGGAATCTCGTTCGGCAAGGAATCGCGGGAGAGCCCGCACAAGGTCGACGCGCTCGCCGCCATGCTGCTCGCCCGCATGGCCGCAACGTGCATCACCGGTACGAACGCCCTCGCGAAGCGCGGCGGCGTCGGCGTGCTGACCGGCTACGGCCGCCGGAACCCCGCCCTCGCACAGCAGCAGGCCGCCGCGTACCGCGCCGCCATTGCCGCCGCCGAAGCGAAGGCCCGATCAGGCCCGAAGACCCCCTAGGAGGAGTGAGGCAGTGGCCATCATCAGCAACCCCGCCGCGCTGGCCGCTGACCTCATCAGCAGGCACGGCGAGGCAGTGTCCCGCGAGGGTCATCACGGTGTCGTCGCCAGATACCTCGACGGCGACCACGATTTGCCGTACATGCCGCGCGAGCACCGCGCCGAATACCTGATCATGGCGAAGCGGAGCATTACGAACCTGCTCCCGCGCGTCTCGGACACGTTCGTCAAGCTCTTGTTTGTCGACGGCTACCGCGAGTCAGGTCAGAAGGACAACGTCCCGGCGTGGGACTACTGGCAAGCGAACAAGCTCGACGCCCGCCAGACGATCGCCCACCGTGGCGCGATCGAGTACGGCGCAAGCTACGTCCTGGTACTCCCCGGCAAGGCGAAGGGCGGTAAGAAGACCCCCGTTATCCGGCCGCTCGACCCGCTGCGGTCAATGGCCTGGTACGAGGACGAGGACGACGAGTGGCCGCAGTACGGTCTACGCCACCGTGGCAAGGACCGAGACGGAGACATGATCTGGGAGATCATCGACGACCAGAACGTCTATACCGTCGTCGGTTCCGGCTCCGAGTACCGCCTCATCACGACCGAACAGCACGGCCTCGGCGTGACGCCGATGGTCCGGTTCCGCGACCGCCTCGACGGGAAACCGACCGGCATAATCCGGCCGCTGGTGATCGTTCAGGACCGTATCAACGACAGCGTGTTCGCGCTGATGATGGCGATGCATTTCGCGTCGTTCCGCCAGCGGTGGGCGACTGGCCTGGTCATCCCGACCGACGAGAACACGACGATTTCAATCCCGAACCCGTCGTTCGACCCGAACGGCTCGACGGATCCCGCCGTCAACCCCCCGACGATCGACGTCCCGAACCCGAATTTCGGGCAGCCGATCGAGACCTTTCAGGCGGCCGTTGACCGCTTGTGGGTCACCGACCAGTCAACGGCTACGTTCGGCGAGTTCAATCAGACGCACGTCGAAGGGCACCTCTCCGCGCTCGACGCGGCGCTCGAACACCTCGCGACGCTCGGCCAACTCCCGTCCGGCATGCTCAAGGGGAACCTTGTCAACGTCGCGGCCGAAGCACTGGCCTCGCTGTACGACGTCACGAAGCGTCAGAGCGACGTCTACGCGCTCATTTTCGGCGAGGCATGGGAACAGGTTCTCAGTCTCGCCGCCGTCGCCGCCGGCGATACGCCGGTCGACGACGCGCAGGTTCGTTGGCGCAACACCGAAGCTCGCTCGTTCGCGGCCGTCGTGGACGCCCTCGGCAAGATGGTTCAGATGATGGACGTTCCGCCAGAGGCCACGTGGGAACTGGTCCCCGGCGTCACCGATACGGACATCAAGCGTTGGCGCACCATGGCCAAGACGAACGACGGACTCGCCGCCCTGACGGCCGCGCTGACCCGCCAGACCACGCCGAACGCCCCGACCACGCCGGCCGAGGCGGTCCAACAGGCGCAGGGCACCACGCCCAACGTTGCGCCCGGCTCGCCGCCGCCGGCGAAGTGACCGCCGCGCCGCTCGACGCCGCCGCCTTCCAACTCACGGACGCTCACCGAGTCGCGCAAGCGAACATCGCCCTCGACTCGGTTGGGCAACTGACGGCCGCGTGGAAAACGCTTATGACCCCGTCGAACCTCGACAACTTCGCCACGTACATGCAGGCGATGACCGGGGTCGTCAAGTCCGGTCGGGAGACCTCGGCGCAGGTCGCCGCCGCCTACTACGACACGATGCGCACGCTCTACGACGTCGAGGGTCTATACGACCCCGTCATCGTGGACGACGCGCCGGACATCCAGATTCAGACCTCGCTACTCGTCACCGGCCCCGTCCGCGTTAAGACCCTGCTCGCCGCTGGCGACTCGATGAACGTCGCTCTCATGAAAGCGCTGCTCGCCAGCGCCGGCGCGCTAACGCGACTCATCGCCGACGCCGGCCGAGGCACCGTCCGAGGAAACGTCCTCGCCGACGACCAGGCCGAGGCATGGCGCCGAGTCACTGACGGGCACCCGTGCTCGTTCTGCGCGATGCTCGCCGGCCGAGGCGCCGTCTACAAGAGCGCCGCGAACGCCGGCGAGGGCGACCCGTATCACGACCACTGTTTGTGCACGGTCGAACCGCAATTCGTCGGGCGCGTTGACCGCCCCGGCCGCAAAAACGGCAGTCGCCACGGGCGCTGACCGTACCCACCCCACCGCGTGATGGCAGGTCCAGCGCGCGACCACGTCCAGGAGACGAACCATGCCCGAACCCGTCCAGCCCGCCGACAGCACGCCGACCCCCGACGCCGCCGCCTCGACCGCGCCCGCCGCGCCCGAGACGCCGCCGTGGGGCGCCGACTTCGACCCCTCCCGCGCCTGGTCCCTGATTCAAGGGCTGCGCGGCGACAAGGAAAAGCTGTCCGGCAAGGTCTCCGCCTTCGAAAAGGCCGCTCAGGAGCGCGCCGACGCCGAGAAGACCGAGGTCCAGCGCGCCATCGAACGCGCCGAGCGGGCGGAAAAGGCCGTGGCGGACCGCGAGGCCGCCGACAAGCGCAGGGCCGTGATCTCGAAGCACGGCCTCGGCGACGAGGACGCCGCATTCCTCGCGGGCGTCTCCGACGACGACCTCGACGCGCGCGCGCAAGCGCTCGCCGCCCGGCTCGGCGTCGGCAAGGCCACGGACGCCGCCGAGGCGATCCCTGGCAAGCCCACCCCGACACTCACCGCCGGTCACGAGTCCAGTGACGCGGCCGAGGCATTCGACCCGCTGGCGCTCGCGGAAAAGGTCCACAAGCGCCTCATCTAACGAGAGGACGTCGCCGCCATGGCGAACACCTTCAAGACAATCCTGGCCGACAACCTGTCGGCCACCGCCTCCGCGCTGGTCAGCAAGGACATGAGCCTCGCGGGCGTCGTCAACCGGTCTTGGTCGGCCGACTTCGCCGGCAAGCGCGGCGCGACCGTCAACGTGCGCATCCCGGCCGCGCTGACCGCGTCCAGCCGCGCACTGGATGCCTCGACCGCGCTGACCATCTCGACCCTGTCCGAGACCACTCAGCCCGTGTCGCTGACCACGAACATCTACTCGGCCGTGGCGCTGTCCGACGAAGACCTGACGCTGCGCATCGAGGACGGCGTCGCGCAGGTGCTCGCCCCGCAGACCCTCGCCGTCGCCGAGGCGGTCGAAAACCTGGTCGTGGCGAAGCTCCAGAGCGTCACCGAGGCCGCCGCGCTCGATTCGATCTACACCATGGGCACCGTGGGTTCCCTCATGCCGCTGTTCCTGCTCGCCCGCAAGACCCTGCGCGACATGTCCGCGCCGGCGACCGGCCTCTACGCGGCCGTGGGCACCGGCGTCTACGCGGACGTCCTGGCGCAGGTCTCGGCGGTCGGTGCCGAGGGTGGCGCGGACCCGTTCGCGAACACCGGCGCGGCCCGCATCGCCGGGTTCAACGTGATCGAGAGCAACCGGCTCAACCCCACCGAGGCGATCTTCTTCCACCGCGACGCGATCACGCTGGCGCTGCGGGCGCCGGTCGTGCCGCAGGGCGTGCCCTACGGCGCGTCGATCCAGGCGCAGGGCGGCGTGCCGGTTCGCCTGATCCGCGACTACGACGCGTCCGCGCTGGGCGACCGCCAGATCCTCAACGTCTACGCGGGCGCCGCGCTGATGAACGCTCAGGTCAGCTCGACCGGTACCCCGGTGAACTTCGTGCTGCGCGTCAACGACGGCGCCGGCGCGTAAGTCGTCACGCCCAACGTTGGGCATTGATGGGGTCGCTATCTGCGGATGGCGACCCCCCCGGCCTGTTCACCGAAAGGAAAACCACTGATGGCTGCCACCACTGGCACTCAGGGCGACGTGGTCCTCGCTCTCAACGAGCTGAAGCGTGCGTTTCTGACCGGCGGCGCCGCGAGCATCGCCGCCGCTCGCGCGAAGCTGACCGCCGCGCTTGCCGCCTACGACGCGTAACCACGGAGGCCACCCGCGATGACTGCTCTCCCCACGCTGGCCACGATCGCTCAGCTTGAGACGCGCCTCGGCCTCGCTACGGGGACGCTCGCGGGTCTCGACCTCGACCGCGCCACGGCCGCTCTGGAGGACGCCTCCGAGCTTGTCCGCGCCGAAAGTCACATGCCGTGGACCGACTCGACCGGCACGCCCACGGCCCCGCCCGCCGTGGTCGTGGTCGTGTTGCAAGTCACCATGCGCGCCTACAACAACCCGAACGGGTACGCGTCCGAGACTGTCGCAGCGGACGGCGCGACCTACAGCTACAGCAACAATCAGCAGGCGCTCGGGATCTACCTGACCGCCGACGAGTTGCGTACGGTCCAGATCGCCGCCGACGCCGCGACGTACGGAGCCGGTAAGTCGTGGCGCGGTACGGGTTCGATCCTGACGTCGAAGCCCGACGTTCGCGGGATCCCGGCCGGCAACTGGCAGCGCTGGACGTGGCGCGGATGAGATTCCCTGACGACGTCACGATCATGCGCGCCATGGCCGCCGACGCATACGGCAACGCGAACACCACCGGATGGACCGCCGTTGTCACGACGCCGGCCGCCCGCATGGGTACCGCCGTATTCCTACCGCCGACCGTCGACATTCGGCCGCACGACCGGCTAGCCGTGAGCGGCGCCCTGTACGCCGTCAAGGGACTGCCCGTGTCGCTCGGGCCGCCCGGCCGGCGCGTCATGTGGGTCGCCACCCTCGACAGACTTCCGGACGGTGCGTGATGTCCGAGTCGAACGTGAAGCTCGATCACAAGGGCATCGCCGAAGTCCTCAAGTCTGCCGAGGTGCGCGCCCTGATGAACGACGTTGCGCACCAGGTCGCCGAGGCCGCGAGCGGGGCCATCAACGGCGCGAGCCCGGTCCCGGTGCATGAGTACACGACCGACCGAGGCGCCGCGAGTGTGTCGGTCCACGCGCACTACCAGGTCACTGACGGCGTGCTGACCCGCGCCGCCGCCGGCCTCGGGTTGGAGGTGCGCGACCGTGTCCTCTGACCTCTGGGCTTTCGGGGATCCGCTGCTCGGCACCCTCGCCGTTCTACGCGCCGCAACGCCGCCCGCCGGCGCCTCGGTCACGTGGGGAACGATCCTCCCGGACACGGCCGACACCGGCGCCCCGAACATGCCGTTCGGCCTGGTCGCCTCGGACGGCGAGACCTCGAAGACGGCGGCCGACTCGACCGCCGTGGTCCGCATCGCGATTTGGGCGCAGTCCGAGGCCGACGCCCGCGCACTCGCCGGTTGGGCGCGGGCTGTGCTGCTCGCTTCGCACGGTGACGGCACCAACGTTCGGCACTTCGGCCGGGGAGGCGGGCTCTTGTCGACGCGAGCGCAGCTCGCCGTCAAGACGTCGCAGACCAGCCGCGTCGACACGTCCGGGTTTCAGGTCTGCTCATTCACCGTAGCGGC